TCCAGAAGAACCTGATGTTCCACTAGTCCCACTGCTTCCTGATGAACCACCACTACCAGCAGTTCCGTTAGTCCCAGAAGTTCCTGAAGTTCCACTAGTCCCACTACTTCCACTAACACCAGAAGTTCCACTTGTTCCAGATGTACCGCTACTACCTGATGACCCATTTAATCCACTAGTCCCAGATGTTCCTGATGAGCCTGATGTACCACTACTTCCTGATGTTCCACTTGTCCCACTCGTACCACTACTACCACTGCTTCCATTTACTCCAGAAGTTCCTGATGTACCAGAAGTACCACTTGAACCAGAACTACCACTTACTCCACTAGTCCCACTTGTACCAGAAGTACCTGAAGTTCCACTACTTCCAGCAGTTCCTGTTGTTCCATTAGTTCCAGATGTTCCCGAAGTACCTGAAGGTAGTTGAGATATTATAAATAATAGGTCCTGATTATTAGTAAAGGAATATGTTGATGTTATTAAAGTTACTGGGAATGTCCAATATGTTGTATTATCTACTCCAGTACCTACTGTCCATCTTTGATAATTTGTATGTAGTGCTTGGTCTTGTAATACTATGATTGAACCTGATGGAATATTACCTAAGAATATATCATCGTTATTTCCATTTTGGTCTATCTCACTTACACTTATTGATGTTGCTGATGCTTGAGTTGCGTTATTCCAAATAAGATGTCCACTACCAGGGTCACCAGTTGTTATATTAGTCTTTGCTTGATAATTAAAGAATGTATTTGATTGTCCATCTTGGCCGCTTGAACCAGATGAACCTGAAGTTCCACTAGTCCCACTGCTTCCACCACTACCTGCCGTACCATTAGTACCGCTTGTTCCACTTGTACCTGATGTGCCACTCGTTCCACTGCTGCCTGAGCTACCTCCACTTCCTGCAGTACCATTTGTTCCGCTTGTACCAGAAGTGCCTGAAGAACCTGAAGTTCCACTAGTCCCACTGCTACCGCTTGTTCCACTACTGCCTGAGCTTCCTCCACTTCCTGCAGTTCCGTTTGTTCCAGAAGTACCTGATGTTCCACTACTTCCGCTTGTGCCACTTGTACCAGACGAACCTGTTGCTCCAGATGAGCCTGTTGCTCCTGAAGTACCCGATGAGCCTGAAGAGCCTCCACTACCAGCCGTACCATTTGTACCACTAGTCCCACTTGAGCCGCTTGTACCACTGCTTCCTGAAGAACCTGATGTACCAGAAGTTCCTGATGTACCGCTACTTCCAGAACTTCCACCGCTACCTGCTGTTCCGTTTGTGCCTGATGTGCCACTTGTTCCAGATGTGCCACTTGTTCCAGATGTGCCTGAGCTTCCCCCGCTTCCTGATGTTCCACTACTACCTGAAGTACCACTGCTACCACTGCTTCCTGAAGAACCTGATGTTCCACTTGTACCAGAACTTCCTGAGCTACCACCACTACCGGCTGTACCGTTTGTTCCACTAGTCCCACTACTACCACCTGTACCTGCAGTGCCTGAAGTTCCTATTGCTATGAATGAAGATGTTGCTACTAAATTAGAAACATTACCTACTCCACCTATCCATGCATATCCTTGTCTTAATGAAGCTGTGAAAGCTCCACTTGCTGATATGTTTCCGTTTATTGTTTGATTACCTACGAATATATTTGAACCTGTTGTTGCTAATCCAGATGTATTTGCATATATGTTAGCCATTGAACCAGTTACATTAAGTTGTATCGTTGGTCCTACGAAATTCATTTGAGTTATACTACCTTGTACTATTCCTTCATCACTTACTATTATACCACTACCGGATAATACCAATGCGTTTACCTGATTTTGTACTGATGCTACACTACCTGATAAAGAAGCTGAATCAGTATTGTATTGTCCTTCATCAACTAAAGAATCAATCATATCAGTATTGAATCCTCTTAATAGTAATGGAGTAATTGCGCCCGTATTGTTATTGGGGAAGCTACTTTGATTTTCTGCTTCTAGCTGTGTTTTATTTAATTGAGACATTATTCTATCTTTTTTATTATATATTTCCGATGTCAAATCCAGATGAGAACCCAGAGCTAAATGCTCCTCTTCGTACTTTTGCTGATTGAGTAGGGCCTATTGTTTGTCCTATAAGTGCTCCATTACAACAATCCATACTATAAGTGTCCGAATCAGCACATAAACAAGCTCTACGCTTATTGTGTGGTACTGCTCTACCTCTAGTCTCTCCGAAGTAAACACCACTATTAGCTCTCTGATTTGCATTATAAAAAGGATTACCCATACTACGTTGTTTTATAAATTAATCCTATTCCTTGTGCCATCATACTTTTATCACAGCATTTAATAGAGTAAGTGTTCTTATTTCTACAAAGACATCCAACCCTACTATTTTTTCTTGGTGAACTAAACGAAGGTATTGGTTTATCAATATGGTTTGGGACCTGTACTGTTTTTAACTTCATCTGATTTGTTTATTGATTTAACAATTATCCTAACAAAAGTAATATACCTATCTGATTTTCTTCATAGCATCTTTGTGCATCAAATCTTCTAACTCTACTTTATCTGATTGATAGGCTAACCATAACAAACATTTTTCTAATGGTTCTTTTACTACTTCATCCATCTTATCTATATTATTACCTGAGAGTTGGATAAGTGAGCTATAGCTTTTCCATTTGCGTCCAAAATTGATTTGATGTTGATTGGTAGCTCCTCCATCTTCAAAGAGTTCAGGGTACAACTCAACAAGTCTTTTAGTAAACTTATTAAAAAAAAAAGTGTACCGAAATGCACATCCATATTTACGTTGAGGAATTTATCCCCATCTATTATACCATCATATGCTTTAATACTGTATAGAGTTTTATTCTTGCTAATAACAGGTCTATATAGAATACTCATTATATCTCCCCACTTCTCATCTATACCTATGTTATCGTATTTAGATATATCAACATAAGCTCCATAAGCTATCTTACTTAAATCAGGTTCAAATCCATATTCAATTCCATCTATACTGATAAATCTTTGTAACGGCTGTTCTGTTTTACCTAAGAATCCTAACAAGTCATCTTTAATAGCTGAATAGGTCTCAACATCTAATCCTTTCAAATAATCTACTGGGAAATGGCATAGGTGGTGAAACATACAAGCTACTACTGCTTCAGGTTCATCTTTATACGCTTCCATATCCTTACGAAGTGCTAAGTAATCTTTAAGGGATACTGCACTCCATTCTTTAGGTACTTTGATTTCTATTTCTTTATTCATATTTTATTTGATTTAGGTGTTGTTATTACTCTCCCTTCAGGTACTCCCCATTGTTCTGGGTTTATCAATTCTATGTTTGATAGGTTTGTTACTACTGCCTTTGTAATAGGGATTGTTTGTTGTACTCTTTGTTCTAATACACTTCTTAGCTTACTTTCCGCACTTGCTCTTTGTTGTAGTGTAGCAGCTAGATATGCTTTAGCATCTTTAAGTTCTTCCAATAGTTTAGCATTGTTTTGTTCTAAATGATTAATGTATGCTGCCATCTCTAGCACTGCTTTCTCATCTATTTGAGCTTCTCCGATTTGTAGGTATTTGTTATCCATTGTATATATTTATATATTATCTTATGCTGATTATGTATTTGCCGGCAGCTGTTGCTTTGTTACTTAACCTCATCATTGAAGCGTAACGAGCTGCATCTATTAAGTGATTCATATAATCTACTGGCTTATCTAATTGCTTTCCAAATCTATCACTACTCCACTCATACGAATAAAACTCATTGATTAGATTCTGACAACTCTTTGGTATGTTTATAGTATAGTTCTGCATTACCTGTATTCCAAAGTTAATGCTATCCTTACCTTTAATTACAGGCTTTATATTCCAACCTAGCTTATACAATTCATCTATTAGTCTTGGTTCAGCACTATCTGCCCATATCTCCTCTCTACCATTCACAACACCACTCAACATATTATGGATATCCGAAGTTGTCATTCCTTTTTCATAGCAATGTTCTACCAAATAGATTTCATTATCTTGCTTCCATAAACTTACTAATGCCGTAGCATCTGCAGAATATCCAAAGTCCATCCCAAAACAAACTAATGTAGCTGTATCAGGTAACCATTCTATTGTATTGAATTGGAATATAGCTTTCTCATTTGATACATACTCTCCTAAACCATACACTTGCCATGCTTTTGGATTAGTTGTTCTTAATTCTTCAATAGCTTCTTTAAGTGTTCTATCTAAATAAGGGTTGTTCTTATATGTTGTGAAGTAACGAGTGCAATCTTGCATTTCACGAACCCAGTGCTGTGGTGAAATTGTTGGATTATAACTTAATATTATTGGGCCGGTTGTTCTGATTTGTAATTGAAAATAAGATTCACTATCAATTTCCTGTGCTTCTTCCAGCCATAAGATAGTACTCTTTAATCCTCTTAACTTGTCACTATCATCAGTTGATATAAATGATATTGTACTATCAGTATAGAATGAATATATCCTATCACTTATATTCCAATCATTTTCATTCCACACTCCCAAGCTCTGCATGATATCTTTAAAGTCTTTCATAACAGTTCGCTTGAGAGATGGAATT